TAAGTAAGCGGCTGCTTTTTTGTTTTCTTTTTCTTTGCCATTTTTTAATATTTATAAGTCCATATTACATTATTATCCTTTTTCAAATCTAAGTCAGCATGTATGAAAGTGCGGCCAATTCCTATTCTATTTATGCCGACTTGCATTAAAGCATTAAGTATTAAATACCTTTCCCTGCTGCCCTTAAAAGCAATATCAGCAGCTAGCCCAAGCTTATGGCTGCTTCCAAATCTGCCCCCTACTTTTAAATTCCATTTTTGAGTTCTATAGCCAGAATTAATAGAAAATTTACAGCCTGCTATTTCCCTTGCTTTATCTAATTTTTGCAAAAATATTGCATCCATTTTCTTACCGCTACCTTTTAAATCTGGGCTATCAAATTCACCTAATTTAAAGTGTTTCAACGATAAGTCAGAAGTAACTGTTTTAGCCATTGTCAAGCGTTTTAAGGCACTTTCTACTAAGGCTAGTATATTGGTATGAGAAAAGAAAGTTCTTAGTTTTACTAGGTTTGTCATCTGCCTTGTCCTTTATATTGTTTTTTGTATCCATTTTGCCCTTTTGATGCATTTTTCGAGTGTATTCCACGCCTTTTTTTCTTACCATTTTTGCTATATGTAGCTGTATTATTTTTTGCCATTTTTGCTATTATAATGGTGCGATAATTTAGAAATAGTGTAAATTATAGATACTAATAAAAGTATGATTTTTAGTGCCAATTCTATGTTAGTAAAAGTTGTAACGCTTAGCGTTATGCTATTTAGGCCTATTACTTCTGGCAGGCCTGCTAGGCTGTTTTTTATCGGCATTTTTAATATATTTTTTTAAAGCCAGCTCATTTTTAGCTTTTGGCTTGTAATTAGTTTTATTAGTTGACATTAAATTTATAAGGGTTTGATTGTTTAGGTAAAGTAGTTTCTAAATTCATGCCATTGTAAAAGCTGTTCGTATCTGGGCATATTTCATCACAGCCAGTATTTTGTGAGTATTCTGGGAAATGGCTATTTTTAGCACATAGGTAATCTATTAATCTATTAGTATAAAATTCTGCAGTATTCCTAACTTCTTCCCTTAAATCTTGGGCTTCTTCCCTGCTTAGCTTTTCACCAGTTTCGCTAGTTTTTTGGTAAATATTTCCGTTCTGCACCTTGTAGCGTAAAAAGGGAATACATTCAAAAAACCCCCACTGCACCAAGCTATCCGAAATATAATCATTTAATAAAGTTTTATAGTATTCGTTCCCTACATCATCCACTTCGCCATCAGTAATAAGTTCCTGCAGCTTAATAAACAGCTTAGTTCCTAGCTTAGTTTCTATATATTTTTTTTGTGCGATTTTTATATATGGGAGTAAATAATCTACATCTACATTTCCATTAATTGCAGTACTTTCCTTTATCCTATTTTCACTGATGAATAACACATATCCAGCCATAATCTATTATTTTTTATCCGTATTTTTTAATCATATCTGGGCTTACAAAACCCTTATTTTTCATTTGTGCTGGTGCTACTGGCACTTCTTGGGGATTAGCTACAGGCTTAAAACCTTGACTTCTAGCTTCGGTAGTAGTAATAATTTGTGCATCATCTAAGCCCATTTTCATACCTATTTTAGTTTTGTATATCTTTCTATAAAACCTGTGAAAGCAATTACCACCGCCTTTATATTTGAATATATTATAATTAGTAGTACTGCCTTTTCTACCCCAGCCTTTATTAGCACCTATTTCGCTTAGGCTTGTAGCAATACCCCCATCAGCTTTAGGTGCTAGTTCTTCCATTCTATACACCTTGCCCCTATCTGCAGCTGCCATCATAGCCCTGCAAAAAAGCCTACTGCTGCTGCCTGTTTTATAGGTAAGGCTTTTATCCCTGTTATAATAATACCTTACCCTATATAGTGCATCAAAATTATCGCTTTGCTTACTGCCCCCATCTTGCACACTTTTACTATCTACCCTGCCATTAGGTGCAGTAGTTCTAACTAATTCTGTCTTTTGCTTTTTGTTAAGCTGTTCATAAGCTACTGCATTAAGTGCTGCTTCAAAGCCATCTTCTTCTTCCCCTACATTTGTATCGCTTATTAATTCCAGTTCGCTATCTTCACCAATTATTTCACCATTATTTTCAAGCCATTTTTCTAATATGGTTTGCTGTGTAAGCTTTTGGCTATTATAATCTATTTCTTCATCTACCACTTCTTCCTGCACTAAAGGGGCTAGCCCTAATTCCTCTCTAATTTCTTCCTGTGTCATAACTGCACGCATATCATCTATAGTAAACCTTGTAGTCACTGGCTTACTTTGTACAAAGCTAATATCAGCATCTAAGCCATTAACCATTAAAATTTTGTGCAGGCTGTTTAGTATAGTAGTTTGGTAAGGCTTTATCACAGTATTTAGATAAACTTCAAAGGCAGAATTTAATTCATCTGCATTACTACCAAGTCCAGTATCATTTTTTATCCCCATAAGCATAGGGCTAGTAACACGATGGGAAACTAGAATATTTTGTGTCATTAATTCCTGCAGTGCCAAGTATTGCTTATCAGCGTTTGTCATAGCTATAGGCGTTATTTGGGGCACCCTGCTTGCATCTTCTGAAAAAGTTAATACAAAGCGGCCACTTGCATTAGTGCCAGTGAATTTCTTTTGTAAGCTTTTTTCTATTTCAAATCTTTCTTCCTGTGTAGGAATTCCATTCACAAATGAAATAAAGTAACTGCCAGCAAAGCCATTTTGTATATTATTTAGATGAAATTCAGCGATATGCTGGTCTATTAAAGCCCAGTTACATCCACCGACATAATCAGGCACATAATACACATCCATTTCTGGGCTGTAGCGGCCAGTGTAAAGTATTTGGCTTGGGCTTGTTCTATCATTAGGATTAAAGGCAGGCACAGCTTGCGGCTCATTACGCCTAGTATCCGCCCAGTCGGCACAAATAAAGTATTCGGTAACTACCCCCATCGCATTAGGCTTAGCGGCTCTAAGGCGTTCTACTGGAATATGATAGATTTCAGCTATCTGTGTTCTATCTTGGGTATAAACTACATTTAAGGCAAAACCACCCTGCAGCTTAAAATCAAAAGCTACTTTTTTTAATAGTTCATGCATTGTTTCCTTGCCATTAACATTAGCAAAAAATTGCTTTACTTTTAAATAGCTTTCGGTATTTTCTTCATCTTCACAAATTATATCTTCACCGCTTATCATGGCACTGGTTGCATTAACTATGGCAGCATGGGTGCTGGAGTTATAAAATAAATCTATAAGGAACTGGGGATATAAATTCACATTATCAGCAGTGCCATATTCTATCCAATCTTTTGCCACAGTTTCCCTTACTTGGGGTGCTGTTTGTGTTTCTAAGCTGACATTTAAAATTTTATCCATTATTGAGTATAAATATAGTTATCATTATTTTGGTTATGCTGTTCGTAAGTTATGTTATCACCGCCCTGCACTAATAACTTTCCTTGTTCTACAGCTAAGCCTAATACACCCCTATTACTTAAATCTGGGCTTGGCTCTGGGATACTATCATAATATCCTTGATTATTAATAGGTGCAAAGCCACTGCTTACTAAATTAAAAGGAAAGCCTAAAAAGTCAATAGTATAGCCATTAGGGAAATTAACTTCATAAATAATATAACTCCAGCTGCCAGCAGGCTCAAAGCATACTGTAGATAAGTAAACATTTTGCTGATTTACTGCATTTACTTGGCTTATAGCAATATCACTATACTGGTAATTGCTTCTTTTATCCCCATAATCTGCTATGTCTTTACTGTAAGCATAGGCTTCCCTGCCTGTTATATCACACTTAAATAAAATTAAATATAATTGTTTTCCCCTATCTATCTTATCTTTTGCTACTTGGTTTGTACGCTGTACAGGCCTGCAGTTTAAGATAGTTGGGTCTGCTTGGTTTTGTGTTATTATTATCATAGTCCTTAATAAGTAATAGAAAAAATTAGTATTTATTTTATAATAAAAAAGGGCAGCCATAAGCTACCCCCTTTAAAAGAACATATATATAAAACCTACTATCCTATTACAGTTACACCAGCACCACTATTGAAACCTGCATTGTCAAAAGGTGCAGTAGTATAGTCATCTAATACCCATGCTGGATAAGATTGGTTACTATCAAAAGTCCATTCATAACCATTGAAATCACCCATCGCTGCTCCTGCAGTATTAGTTCCACCACTTAAATTAGCACCAGTATCAGTACCTATGCAAAATATAACATTATGCCCTGCAGCATTTTGTTCGTTTAATTCTACAAATACTAATAATGTATTTTGTGCTATAAGCTTTAATTCGTTTTGGTCTTCTTTGGTTAATTTTGCTAATTTTAATGTAGT